ATGGAGTGAAAAAGATGCAAAAAGACAAAGCGATCGATCAACTTATGCGTCAAGTTTCTACGACTACGACAAAGCAACCAACATTTAGCGCAAGAGAAAAAGACTCAATTGCCTATTTTTTCCTGCGCCTTCAAAATACTTTCGGCATTTCAAAAATGCTTGCAGTGTATCCAGACGAAAAAAGTATTGCGCTTGCTCGAAGAGAATATGGCAAGTTCATATGTAATATGAAACGACAAGAAATTAATGAATTGTTTGATTTGGTGCATGAGCAGAGACAGATGGGATCAGACAATTTTTTATTTCCTGACATCGATGCAATATTGGGACTGAAAAGACAGGTCAAACCACAGGCAAGTTATCACAGATTGTACGAGCCAAAATATCTTTCAGAAAAGCAAGTCAAAGAACAAAGACAACGCAACGTTCTGAATTTGAAAAAGTTAAAACAGCAATTGGATATGGCATGACTTTGAAATTTAAAGGCGAAGAGGCACTTGCGTTGTTATTAATGGAAGCAAATATTCCGTTTCGCCGTGAATATCAATTTTATAATCAACGGAAATGGCGCTTTGACTTTGCAATTGGCAATCAGCCGTTAGATCAAAAGATCGCCATCGAGATCGAAGGTGGTGTATTTTCAAACGGCAGACATACACGTGGGAGCGGATATATTAAAGACATGGAAAAGTACAATCATGCTGTATTACAAGGATGGAGCGTTTTAAGATATGCAACCCATCAAGTTTGCGCCGATACCATTGACGATATTCGAATGCTTATAAACCGAGGTCAATATGTCAAGGCTTGATGAATGTATAGAAACATGGTCTGACTGCTTAAAGATATTTGAAAGCACCCTCCATATATACCATGAACACGAAGCAAGTTTTAAAGCATGGGAAGCGGCAATCAAAAAAGCGCATATGGAAAATAAAGTTTCGGGTGTTATGGCTGATGTGTTGCTAAAAACCCACGATGATTGGGAAAGACGATATTTAGACGTTCAAAAATATTCAATCAAATCAGAGATGGCAAAGAAAAGATTGCGATTAGCCGAGGCATCTTGGGAGACAGAAAGATCGAAAGAAGTTAGTTTAAGACAAGTTAAATAAAGGAAAATAAATGGAAATTGAAGTTATCGATATAAATGAAATCGTGCCTTACAAAAATAACCCAAGAATAAACGATCAGGCAGTGAGTGATGTACTTCGTTCTATTAAAGAGTTTGGTTTTCAACAACCTTTGGTTCTTGATTCTAATTATGAAGTAGTTGTTGGTCATACTAGGTTAAAGGCGGCAAAGGCCTTGGGTTTATTAGAGGTTCCTTGCGTTATCGCTAAAAATTTAACAGATGCCCAATCAAAAGCTTACAGAATAATGGATAACAAAAGTGGTGAATCTGCAGATTGGGATTACGAATTGTTAAACACAGAAATATCAGATCTCTTAAGCGAAGATTATGACCTTGATTTGACGGGTTTTGATGAAAGAGAACTTGCAGATCTAGGTATTCTTGGTGATTTTGAAGAGGAAGGATTAATCGATCCAAACTACGTTCCTGAATTGATAAAAGAGGCAAAAACAAAGAAGGGTGATATTTGGGTGTTAGGAAATCACCGATTAATTTGTGGGGACGCGACCGTGATAAGCGATATTGAAAAGTTGATGGATGGTGAGTTAGCCGATCAATTAATAACAGACCCTCCTTACAACGTCGATTATATTGGTAAAACAAAAGACAGGATGAAAATAGAAAATGACAACATGAGTGATGAAAATTTTAGATTATTTTTAAAAGATTCATTTATTTCAGCAGATATGGTTATGAAAGAGGGTGCTGTTTTTTACATTTGGCATGCGGATTCGGAAAGTTATGAATTCAGAGGTGCTGTGAAGGATACGGGGTGGAAGGTAAGACAGTGTTTGATTTGGAATAAAAACTCTATGGTGATGGGAAGACAAGATTATCATTGGAAGCATGAGCCTTGCCTTTATGGTTGGAAGGACGGATCGGCGCATCTTTGGGCATCAGATCGAACACAAGTAACGGTGCTTGATTTTAATCGCCCCAGTAGAAATGACGTGCATCCGACAATGAAGCCTGTCGATCTGCTCGAGTATCAGATCACAAACAATACGAAGGGAAGCGATATAGTTTTGGATATTTTTGGTGGATCGGGAAGTACCCTGATTGCGTCGGAGAAAACTAACAGACATTGCAGAATGGTCGAATTGGATGAATCCTATTGTGATGTTATCGTAAGGCGGTGGCAGGAATTCACAGGAAGAGACGCTATTTTAAAAGATACTTCTGAAACATTTAACGAAATTCAGATAAAATAATATTTTTTGATAACGGTTAAGATATGTCTAACAAACTAACAGAAGAACTTAAAATAAAAATTAGAGATGAATTTGTCCACGGTTCGGTCGGGGAAAATGGGTCAAGGGTTTTTCTAACCATCGATAAATTGCACAAAAAGTATGATGTTTCTCGTGCCACATTATTTAGATATTCTTCAGAGGAAAATTGGCAATCGCAAAAAAACAAAATTCAATCAGAGATTCAACAAGCTTTAGATGATGATCGTGTTTTAAGAATTATTAATGATTCGAAAAAACTTGATGATACTGCTATACGGATAGCACAGGCTCTTCTAAACAGCGTTGGTAAAAAATTACAGGCATCTCAGGTTGCAGAGCAAAATAAAACTCAATTAGGATTGCTTACTATTTCAGAATTAAGAGATGCCTCACATATCGCGCAAAATGCGCAGAAGCTTGGAAAGTTAGCGCTTGGAGAAGCGCAAGAAATCACAAAGGTGTCAGCAGATGTTAACAACCCAGAATCCTTCCGCAGAGTTATGGAGCAATTGGACGAACTTGCGGAATCAAGGTCACAAAGAGACAGCGATTTTATACACTAACTGGTTGGACAAAGCGCGAAACGCTCAAATCACTCCCTTGGGTGATTGGCATATTTGGATGATTCAGGCAGGACGTGGTTGGGGAAAAACTCTGACGGGTGCATATGACACGATTTTATATGCGTTGAGAAATCCAGAAGTGCAAGTTGCGGTGGTTACTCCAACGTTCGGTGATCTCCGTCGAGTCGCATTTGGTGGTGTTAGTGGTATCCTCAAATTGCTTCCGAAAGATTGCTTACTACAAGGTCGCGGTCAGGGATATAATTCTTCAGCGTCTGAGATAAGATTATTTAATGGATCAAAAATCATTGGGTTTTCGGCAACCGAACCTGACAGGCTTCGAGGACCGCAGTTTCATCGTGCTTGGTGTGACGAGTTAGCGGCTTGGAGATATCCAGAAGCCTTTGATCAATTGATGTTCTCATTAAGATTAGGAAAGAATCCAAAGTGTGTAATTACCACAACTCCAAAACCAACGCAACTTTTGATAAGTCTTTCAAAACGAAAGGATGTGTATATAACTAAAGGAAATACCTTTGAGAACGCTGATAACTTAGCTGAATCCACCTTGGCAATGTTACGAGAAAGATATGAAGGAACTAATCTTGGCAGACAAGAACTTTATGCTGAAATTATCGAAGATGTTGATGGTGCTTTATGGAATAATCGAATGATAAATGATGCAAGACTACCAAAATCAACAAAAGTTGAATTTTCAAAAATATGCGTTGGGATCGATCCTGCTGTTACGTCAAATGTTAACTCTGATGAAACAGGGATCGTAGTAGTGGCAAAAGACTTCAATAATAAGTATTATTTACTAGATGATAAGTCGGGGAAGTACAGCCCTGACGGTTGGGGTCGGTTGGCGATTGATTTATATCACAGATATTCGTGCAACCTGATTGTTGCTGAGATCAACAACGGCGGAGATTTAGTGGAACGTTTATTGAAGAGTATTGATCAGACAGTAAAATATAGGGCAGTTCATGCGAGCCGTGGCAAGATGCTCAGAGCAGAACCCATCTCAGCGTTGTATGAGCAAGGCAAGGTTCACCATCTGGGAGTTTTTCCAGAACTTGAAAGTCAAATGTGTACATACACTGGCGAATCCAAACCATCTCCTGACCGACTTGATGCGTTGGTTTGGGGATTAACTGAATTAAGCAAATCGCGTGGCGATGTGTCTTGGAGAATTTCGTGATGGCAATATTTGACAGATTTTTAGGAAGAAATAGAAACAAACTACAAACAAAAAATTCATCAATGGTTGGATATTTTGGAGTGCATGCAATGCCTTCAAAAACAATGACTTATGATGATCTAGCATCTGAAGGATATATGAAGAACGCAATCGTTTATCGATGTGTTAATGAGATATCGAAGGGTGCGGCTAGTGTTCCCTTTCGAATCCTCAATGCAGATGGCGATAATTTAGAATCACATCCTGCGGTGACCCTTTTAAGTAGACCAAATCCACTGCAAAGTTACGCAGAATTTATGAACTCGCTTTTTGGTTTTTTGTTGTTATCTGGAAACAGTTACATCTTGCGAATTGAGGGGATGGGCAATATACCGAAGGAGTTGCATTTGTTACGACCCGATCGAATAAATATAAAAGGAAATGGAGGCACTTTTCCTGATCGTTATGAGTACATGCTAAACGGTAGGGTATCTGACACTTATGATGTGGATCAAGAAAACGGATTCTCTGATTTAAAACAAATTAAATTATGGAATCCACTTGATGATTATTACGGGATGTCACCGTTAAACGCGGCGGCTGTCGAGGTTGATCAGCACAATCTTAGTAGCAAGCACAACATCAATCTTTTGAATAATGGGGCAAGACCATCTGGCGCGGTAATATTCAAACCGAAAGATGATGAAGGATTTGCAGTGAATCTTACAGATAGTCAAAGACAACAACTTTTGACGGACTTGAATAATCGTTTTACAGGTTCTCAAAACGCAGGCAGACCATTGTTGTTAGAGGGTGATTTTGACTGGAAAGAAATGGGCTTGTCACCAAAAGATATGGACTTTATAAATCTCAAGCATATGAGTGCAACCGATATAGCAATGTGTTTTGGCGTTCCTTCTCAATTAGTAGGAGTGCCAGATGCTCAAACATATGCAAATGTTGCGGAGGCAAGACTGGCTTTGTATGAGGAAACAATCATACCGATGCTCATGAAAGTGCAATCAGATATCAACGAATGGTTAATGCCTCAGTTCAATGAAGGACTTGAATTTTTATTCGACACCAATGAGATTCCTGCCTTATCGGAAAGACGCAAGCGAATATATGAAAATGTTATTGGCGCAGTACGTGAAGGAATCATGACCAGAAACGAAGCGAGAGAGCGTCTTGGACTTGATGCAGTAGAAGGTGCTGATGGCTTATTAGTCAACGCAAGTCTATTTGCATTAAACGAGGAAAGCCCTGATGAGCCTTTGCAGATGGACGATGAAGAGGACGTAAAGTTCTACGATTCAAAGCAAACGGATTTTCCGAATCGCGGTGACGATAAAAAAATATCGTTGAGAAACAGCGAATATCCACAATTCGATTTTAATTTTTCAAAGAACTTAGCCGATGATATGACTGCTAACGGAAGAAAGATTTGGAGGGCAGGCGGTAATATTAGAGGAACGGAAGCATTTAGGCTTTGGGAAAAAGCAAGAGAAGGATCACAAACTCCCGCTGTTTTAGATTGGATTAAAGAAAGGGAAGCATGGGCCGCTAGACACTTGGGAGATGGCGATCAATTTACTGATCCCGATTTAAAACCTACGCTGTCAAATATTGCGGGCATTATAGCACAAATGAAATGGGGCGTGATTAATCCCAAGATTGGCGAACAAGGAATGAAAGATGCGGTTCTCTCTGTCATCAAAGAGTTAGAGGGAAAGGTCGATGATGAAAAGTACCAGTTACGAAGAGATGTTTTTACAACCTCTGATGAGGCGTTAGAAAGAGCACAAGAAATAGGTTGTGTTGGATTTCACTCTCATGATGAAGACGGGACGATGATTTACATGCCTTGTCGAACACACGCGGAATACGAGGAAGCAGTCGGCGAAGAACTAAAGCAAAAAGACCCCTCAAAATTTATTATGAGTGAAAAGATCAAGACAGGTCTCAGGAATAAAGTCGATGATCATAATGAAAAATACGGTGATCAACCTACAAAAAGAGCCACCTTTCGAATGCTTGCCGCATCCTTTCGCAGAGGTATAGGAGCCTTCTACAACAATCCTCAATCGGTCCGTCCAAACGTTACTGGACCTGATCAGTGGGCATTTGCCAGAGTCAACGCTCTTTTATATGCCTTGAGAACGGGGCGATTCCAAGGGGCGGCATTTGATACAGATTTGTTACCAAAAGGACATCCAAAAAGTACAAAAAAATAAATGGCAATTCAAGCAACCAAACAAATTGTCGGATTTCGGCAGGGTAGAATTAACGCCAGAAAATATGCAAAACAGCAGGCAAGACTGCGCGATAATCTCGCTCGTGGATTCCAAAGAAAAATAGAAACGAGTTTCAATAAAAATGTCAACATAATATCAAGAACAATCACGGAAGACTCTATGATGAGCAGTGGCAACGTGGTTGCTCTGATTGATGATGAATTAGAAAAAGTTATAAAAGCGCAACTCAAAAGAGTTTTCAAAGCCGTCTATGATTACAATGATGATGCCTATAACAAGATAACTCAAAAACAAGAGGAGCCGTTTGACTTTGGTCGCTCTATTGAATTTGAAGAAGTGGTAGCACAATATTTTTCATCAAGAGAACCTTTATTCGCAAACATATCAAGAAATCAAGGAATCCTGATTCTGCGAGAAGTGGAACGATTAAGATTAGAGGATTTATCAGTCGATCAAATAGGAAGAGAACTTCGCAAAAAATTTAGAAGAATTAACAGAAACCGATCCGCACTAATTGCTAGAACAGAAACCCATTCGGCAACTGGATTTGCTCATCATAATTATCACAAAAATGTAAGTGATTCTTATGGTGTATCGATGATAAAAGAATGGGTTGCAACAAATGATGGGAGAACGCGACCTACTCATGCTGAAGTAAGTGGTACAAAAATATCGATGGATGAGTCATTTAAAGTCGGTGGACGTGAGATGGATTTTGTGGGCGATCCCAAGGGCGGTCCTGCCAACGTTATCAATTGTAGGTGTGTTATTGTTTATGCGGATGCAGAAGATGATGTGACTCAAGGGAGGGTATCTCAAGAAGATATTGATATCGATTTTGATCCCAACGAAAAGCCATATATCGATGGTATTGAAGCTGTTTCGATTAAGAGTGGGAAAAAGTGGCAAAAAGAATTAAACGAAAATCTTTCTCCTTTGTTGGCAAAGGTTGCAAACGCTTTAAGGAGACCAGAGAGAATACAAAAAGGAAGGGGTTCATTTACTCCGTATGCGGCGGGCATTATTAGAACACCGGTTGGATTAGATAATAAATTTGGAAAGACGATTAAGAAAGACGGAACATTTGGCAAAGAAATAAAGTCTAAAAATTTAGTGCTTTCTCATGAATACGGTCATCACGTTGATTATTCTTTGGGGTACAAGTTAGAAGGTACAGGTGATGTAATTATCTCTAAGAAAATTTTTGAAAATTCTGTTAATCAAACGAGAGACGAGTATAAGTTTTTTTATTTAGCAGGACAAAGAAGTAAAGAACCTGATCTTTTTTCAAGACGAGAGAAACTTTTGAAAAGATTTGAAAATGAACTGTTTGAAACAAAAGAAGTCGGCAAGACCGTTTCAAGGTATGGTCGAAAATACACCTTTTCGCGAAAAACAAAAATATTTAAGTTCGAAGGAGCGCATATGGTGAGTGATATTATTGATGCACTTACCAAAGGAGAATTTCACGATATACTAAAAAATTGGGGGCATGGCATGGCTTATTACAGAAGAAAAGATAGTGATTTTAAAGAAATATTCGCCAATATGTATGCAATTCATCATATACCAGAGGCGATGCAATTTATGAAAAAACATTTTCCTTTGATCGTTGATTCTTTTGAAAAGGCGATGGAAGAATTTGCTAAAACAGGACTAATTACGGGAGGATAAAAAATGACATTTGAAGAGGCGATGCAAGCGTTTGAAGAATTAGACGAATTTGATGCTAAAGGATACGCTCGTATTTACAACAAATATTTTGAAGAAAACCTCGATGAAAGATTTTTTTTATTTCAAAATAGCCCTGACGGACAAGCTTTTCAAATTATGGAGGCAATTATTTCGGATAAGCCAATTGAAATTGATTTTGATAAAGACGAAGAGAAAGTTCAGGTGGAGTATTAAAAAAAGGGCCGAAGCCCTTTATTTTATTTGGCGATTGCTTGCGCTAGATGTCTAAAGTAATGCCCGATGTCACCATTTCTAAAATCAATTTGAATCAAAGTAGATTTGATAGCATTTTGCTCTTGTTCATTAGTGGCTAAAATCGCATCTCTGACTACCGCATAAGGCATCATGTTCATACAAGATCGTCCTTCAACTTCGAATATCATTTCTAAATCAAAATCTTTTTCTTCGATGAATGTGTTTAGCCAGTTTTCAAAATTTGTTTTTTTCATTTTTCTTCCCTTTCTTTAAGTTATGTATAGTATAATATACGTTATTACCAGAAAAAGCAAGTATTTTTCAAAAATATTCAAAAATTTATTTTTTATAAAAGTGACCCAAACTGGGTTTGACTTCTCGTTTTATGTGTGGTATACTATACATTCGGAAACTTAAATGGAGAAGTGTATGCATAAGTATGCAATCAAAAATCCAACACAAAGAAAAGTCAGAAACAGAGGATGGCAACCCGTCTCAATCTGGCTTGATGGTTGGTATCAGGGTTGGCGGATAAAAACGGGGACAAAATATCAGCATGTGTTCAGGCAAAACGCCGATTACACAGGCTCAGTCAAAAAGTTCCCCCTAAAAACAAACAAAGTAGAGGATTTGAAATGAAACTCAAAAAAGACAGGAGCAAAGATTCATGATGCCGTATAAATTTATTTCCAGTGGCAAAATGCACCCTAATGAATCTCGTTTGGATGATGACTTTATGCAGGGAATTTTAGATTGCGAAAAAGGCATAGAGCATAAATCAAATATGTCAGAAATGTATGATGAAGGGTATAGGCAAGCTTATTCGCAGATGCAAATTGATGATGCAAATTGCAAACAAATATGGCAAAAGCCTGAGATTAAAGATTTGTCTTTTGAAGAGGGCAGAGATAAGTTTCAAAAAGCAAAGGAGTTTAATGATGTCAAAAAGTGATGGTTGGAGACAAAAGAAGTCTGGAACTGTTTATGTTCATGTCGGCGGTAAAGCTTGGAAAATGATGAATGATGTTCATAAAAATATGGGCTTAAACAAAACCGAGCAAATTGTGACATTGATGGCTCGATATTTCCCCGATAATTATGCTGATTATCTGGAGTTGATGCGTGAATCAATCTTGAAAAAAATTGATAAAAAATTTGAGGAAGCCAAATTCGTTTTAGATGAGCCTCCAAAAAAAGAAAAGATAAAAAAGTTTTTTGGTAACAAAGTAAAAGAAGAGAATTCTTAAAATGTGTAAATTAGATTTAGACAAACTTAAAATCGAAAAAAATATACCAATTCCAACAAAAAAAAATACCTTGACGACATTCGTGGAAAAGATGGATATAGGCGATTCTGTTTTGATTAATAAATTCAGACACGCTCGTAGTTTACAGACATTAATTAGACAAGCAGGATATCGTTGCACATGTCTCTGGGAAAAAACTGATAACGCAGAAGGATATCGTGTTTGGAAGAGAGAGAAACAAACTCCTGAAGAGATTGCGTTTCACGAGAGTGAGTATGGCAAATATTTGCAGAAAAAACTTCCAGACTGTTATTGATGTATGAAATAATTTATTGACCGTGTTCTTTCATTGACATTCCGAAGAGGATTGATCCACCTTTGGTCAAAACGGATCACTTTCAAAAGGGTGTCAATCAAAAAAAGTTGTGATAATATCCATAAAAATATAAAGTATCTCAATGCAGATGCCTGTTTTGTAGTAATCAGACGATTACGATAACTTAACAATGGTAAAGCGTATGGATGATTCTACAGCCAGAAAGATCGAGGATAACGATATTCTCGCATGTGTTGACGCTCTCAGTCAGCAATTAGAAACCGAAGAAAACAAGCACGTTCTCAATGTCAGAGAAACAGAAAATTCTGTCATCTTAGAAATGGCAAAAGATATGGCAGAGCAGGAGCCGACAGAGGAAGCAGGCTATCACGAGGATGAGGAAGATGAAGAAGATAAAAAAAATCGTGAGTTTGTTCAGATAGCGGCAGAGATCAAGGCAGGACATGAAGAAGATGAGAAAGGTTCCTTTGAAGGATATGGATCAATTTTTGGAAATGTTGATTTAGGGAATGACGTTATTCAGGCAGGTGCTTTTCAAAAGAGCATCAAAAAAACAGGACCGAAAGGAGTGAAGCTTTTGTATCAGCATAAGACTGATATGCCAATCGGTGTTTTTGAGTCTATCGAAGAGGATCAAAAAGGATTAAAAGTTAAAGGACGGCTTGCGATGGGAACACAGGCAGGTCGAGAAACTTATGAATTGATGAAGATGGGCGCACTAGATGGCCTATCGATTGGATTTAAGACAAGCGCAAAAGGCGCACATTACGATCCAAAGACACGAAGAAGAATGATTAAAGAAGTAGAATTGATGGAAATATCTGTGGTCACGTTTCCTATGAATCCGCGAGCCAAGATTCGGAAAGTTAAAGGTCAAGACGTTTCAATCAGAGAATGGGAAAATGGACTGCGTGATGCTTTTAGTTTATCTCGTTCAGAGGCAAAGATAGCCGCCAAAGCAGTACAAGATGCTTTTTATCTGCGCGATGCAGAAATAGAAAAGTGTTTTGAGGTTGATGCTGTCAAACAACTAACCCAAAAACTTAAATCACTTAAAGAGGACTAATCAATGAGTGAAGATATTAAAACTTTAGTGTCCGAGATGGGTTCGGCTTTTGAGGAGTTCAAAAAAAGCTATGACGAAAAATTGGACAAGATGGCTAAAGGACAGGAAGATTCAGCGCTTGATGCTAAATTAGCCGCTATTGAAGCAAAGATGGACAGCTATGAAGACATCAATCAAAGAATGGTTCAGTCTCAAAAAAGCCAAGAGGCTCTTATGGAGCAGATGGATAGAGTGGAGGTCGCGATGCGCAGACCTAACTCTGGATTTTCAACAAAGCAAATTGACGAAGGCATATCAGCCTTTGACGCTTATTGCAGAAAAGGAATTGAGGGATTAAGCCCTGATGAAAAGAAAGCATTGACTGTTTCTAATGATTCAACTGGCGGATATCTTGCACCTCCTGAGTACGTGAGAGAGTTGATCAAAGATATTACTGAAATATCGCCAATCAGATCAATTGCAAGAATCAGACAAACAGCACAGCGTTCAATACAGATGCCAAAGAGAACTGGTACTTTTGCGGCGCAGTGGGTTGCTGAATCAGGAACAAGATCAGAGACAACTGGATATCAAGTTGGCTTAGAAGAGATACCTGCACATGAATACTATGCGTTGGTTGATATTTCTGAGCAAGACCTAGAAGATTCGGTATTTGATCTTGAAGCGGAAATGCAATCAGAATTTGCCGAGCAGTTTGCTAAAGCAGAGGGTGCGGCATTTGTATCAGGAAACGCGGTAGGTAAGCCTGAAGGATTCATGACAAACTCTGATGTTTCTGAAGTAGTATCTGGTAACGGAACTGCTTTGACAGGCGATGGTCTTATTACTTTGGTTCACAGCGTAAAAGCTGAGTATTCTGCAAATGCGACTTTTGTATTTAACAGGAGCACATTGGCGGCAATTCGAAAGTTAAAAGATACAGCGGGACAATATGTTTTCCAAGCAGGCATGATGTTAACTGGTGGACCAATGACGACTGTTCTAGGACACCCGTACATTCAAGCGACTGATATGCCAAACGTAGGAGCAGGTAATTTTCCTGTCGCGTTTGGTGATTTCAGAAGAGGATACATGATCGTTGACCGCGTTTCTCTTGCAGTTTTACGTGACCCATTCACTCAAGCAACAACTGGAAATATTCGATATGTTGCAAGACGTAGAGTTGGTGGTCAGGTAATTTTGCCAGAGGCTATCGTTAAACAAAAAGTTTCAGCGTAAGGAGGACTAAAAGATGAGAGATTTAGGTAATAATTTAACTCCTGTAATAATGACTGCGGCTGTCGTCGCATCTGGAAATGCTACAACTACAACCGGCTCCGAAATTGATTTACAAGGTTTCGAGGGTGCTTTTGTAATGTGTAATTCTGGTGCAGAAGGTGACACTTTAGGAAGTTCTTTGAAGTATGAATTCAAATTATTTCATGGTGACACAAGCGGCGCTTTGACTGCTGTATCAAGTCAATTAGATGTTACCGATGCGGCTATTGCTTCAGACGGAACTTGGTTAACGCTAGATGATAATGCCGAGACGCCTCAAGTGTCTGGAATCGGATATGTGGGTGGCAAGCGATATATTAGAGTTGATATTGTCAGAACTGGCAATCACAGCACTGGTACACCGATGTCACTAACTTGCATAAAAGGACATCCAAGACATGCAGGCGGTGCTTCAACTTACAACCTAGCATAAAGATAAATGGGGGTTTCGATAGAAGCCCCCTTTATTTGAGGATTTATTATGAGCAAGACATACAAAATTATCGTTCCAAAGCCTGCAACTAATGATGAGAAAGGTCTAACAACAAAGCTTTATGAAGCGGGAAGTATCGTAACAGCGGATGCACCGTGGAAAGAAGATTTGATGGCAGTATTTGAGGAGAACGGTTGGGCGATGGAATGTAAAGTTCAAGACACAACGGGAATGGAAAGAGCAAGGAATGAAAAAGGTCATTATGTTGCAGATGATCCAAGCACCCCAGAGGTCAATGAAGCTTACGTTCAAAAACCAAAAAAGAAATCCACAGCAAAAAAGAAAGCAACTCCAAAGAAAAAATCATAAGGCATGAGCCATGACCACATTATTTCTTGTTCAAGGCGATACTGGTCCACAAATACAGGTAAATCTTACCCGTGCTGACTCAGGTGCGGCGGTGGATTGTTCTGGTGGTACTTCAACGCTTAAAGTAAGAGCAAGGGGATCAGACACAACCTTATTCACCCTCACTGCCGCTAACACGGGGACAGATTTGCAAGATGGAAAATTGATATTTTCTGTGGGTAACAATTTAGCAAGTATTGATGCAGGCAGTTATGAAGGAGAAGTAAATGTTCAATTTTCTGATGGCACAGTGGAGACTGTCTTCGAAGTTGTCGATTTAGTAATTAGAGATGATTTTAGTTGAGTTTAATCAAGTTAAATGTAGTAAGTAAATCTTTAAATAAGGATGAAGTAGATAAATCCTTACAAAAATCAGTAACGGACAAATCATTACGACAATCCATAACGGATTTAACTCTATTTGCCACACCCATCAGCAAAGCGATGATTGCCAGTTACGCAACTGGTCAATTTCTAATTGTAAAAGAATTTTCAGATGCGCTTACTGTATCTCAAAACCTAGTATTACAATCAGGAAAATCGCTTACCAATATCGCATCGCTTGTTGATGAACCATCATTAGGTTTTGTCAAAAGTTTTGCAAACTCAACCTCCATTGCAGATGAGCCTGCGTTTCCTTTTGGAAAAGTGCTTTCAAATACAATCTCATTTGATGATGAGCCTTCCTTTGGATTTGGACTTGCTTTTTCAAACTCAGGTATTGTTTTAGATTCTCCATCCTTGGGATCAGGTAAAACGTTCTCTAATTCTGCGGGTTTCACAGATGATGAAATAATCGTTCCGCAAAAAGTTTTAAATAACGCCGCAACAGTCTTAGATGAGCCATCTTTCCCTTTTGGCAAAATACTCTCAAATGATTTTGTTGCATCTGATTTACCATCATTGAATCCAGAAAAAGTGTTTAACAATTCTGGGGCGTTTTCCGACGATGAAGTGTTCGGTAATACCAAGGCATTAAATGATCAAGGAAGTGCGGGAGAAAGCGAAATACGAGGTTTAAGTAAGGGTTTAAGCGATAGTTCCGTGCTTGCAGATCAAGAAGCATTGCAAGTTACAAAAATTTTGTCAGATGCTTTTGTAGGACAAGATAATGATCTTCTAGGAATCGCGAAGCCATTTTCTAACGCTTTTATAGGATCAGATAATGATACGTTGCTCGTAGGAAAGGTTTTTGCAAATAGCGCGGCATTTACAGATGCACAAGACTTGCCGTTGACAAAAGTTGTGAGCGATTCGGCAAACTTTACTGATGTACCACAATTTGCAAGAGATATCTTTTTAGCTGATACTGCTTTTGTTACCGATGATGCTGACGGTATAGCAGGCGATGATTCAACTTTTACTTTCATAAAAACTGTTTCTAATTTCTCAGTTTTGACAGATAATGATACTATTGGTTTCGGAACTGTCCAAAACAACGGTATTGGGCTGACTGATGCAGGAGTTGGCAGGAGTCAAGGTTACTGCGCTTTTGATTATTTCGCAGAGGATTATGTTGGAACAAGTTTCACTTTTTGATAAGGTATTAATATGAACAATCAAACAAACATCAAACTTAACGGAGAACTAGAGATAGTTTTACGGGACAAGTTTGGGAAAATTAAAGAAAAAAGAACTGAGAAGAATTTGATCGTTACGGTTGGTTTGACGTTCATTTGTTCTCGTATGACAGGCACATCTAAAAGCGTTATGTCTCACATGGCTCTTGGATCAGGTACAACTGCGGCGGCGGCAGGTCAAACCGATTTGGTATCGATTCTAGGCTCGAGAGAAGCCCTTGACAGCTCAACGCCATCAACTAATACCGTTGTATATGTTTCATCTTTTGAAGCAGGAGAAGGCACTGGCGCGGTTACAGAGGCAGGCATCTTCAATGCAAGCAGTAGTGGTGACATGCTTTGTCGTACAGTTTTCCCTGTAGTAAATAAAGCATCAGACGATACAATGTCTGTAACTTGGACTATTACACTCACAGCATCATAAGAGTTAGCACATGGCTACGATAGTCACGCGCAGTGGTAAAGGATCACCTCTTACTAACAATGAGGTTGATGCCAACTTTACCAATCTAAATACCGACAAACTTGAAGTTGGTGGGGGCACTTTGACGGGTGCTCTCACAATTTCCTCAGGTGGTTTGACGGTTAATTCTGGGACAGTAAATCTTAATACAACATTCCAATCCACAGATGACATCGTTCAAATCGATTTTACTGATAATGATACAACCAACTCCATCACATCCTCTGGGGTTGGGTTTCGGTTTCTGTCAGGAGGCAGTGAAAATGCAAGATTGAAAAATGATGGAACGTTTTTGATTGGTAAGACCGCAAATGGTGTTGCAACTCTTGGTTTTGAAGTACGAAGTTCAGGTATTCTTGCAGTCAATAGAGATGGTAATGTTCCGGTATTTTTTGGGAGACACACAAGTGATGGCGATATAATTCAGTTTCGCAAAGATACAACCGTCATAGGCAGTATTGCATCACGTTCTGGCGCCGTCACCACGATGATTTTTGATCCACGTGCAAATGGATCAGGAATAACTGGCACAACAAACGGAATTATCCCAACAAATCAAGCAGGAACACCAACAAATAATCATGTTGATTTAGGATCAACGACTAATAAATTCAAAGACTTACATCTAAGCGGAACTATCTCTAGTGGCGAAATCAGTGCAAACTCAGGGAACACAAATACTGTAGCAACATTCACATCAACAGATACGGGCGCAGGCATAAATTTAACAGATGATTCTGGAACCTCTACTCTTCAAACAAATGGAGCAAATCTCAGAATTGGTGTTGATGAAGACGGAGCAGTAAATAGTTCAGCAATACAATTTAGAGTTGATGGATCAACAAAAGCAACCATTGATGATAGCGGTCTGTTCACTGCCAACGCAGGTATCTCATCAACGGGATCAGGCACATTTGGCTCATTGAATGTTGATGATATAAGCATAAATGGGTCAAGCATTTCAGATTCAGGCAACCTTACTTTAGATGTTGGGGGTGACATCAACCTCGATGCGGATAGTGGAAATATAAAACTTTCAGACGGTGGAACAGAAGTTGGTAGATTTTTGTTAAATGATAGCAATCATTTGAAATTAAAATCAATTCAATCAAATGCAGACATTAAATTTCAAGGCAATGATGGTGGCGTTGGAATCACAGCCCTCACTCTGAATATGTCAGACGCAGGTCAAGCAGAATTTAACGCGGGTGCTAGTTTTACAAAAAATATAGAAATAAACGGTGTTAATACAACAAGTGGTTGTCATATTCAATTCACAAACGCGGCGGCGAGTAAAGTTTATCAGATTGGTGCAGGTCAGGCAGGTGTGACTAACGCGGGTTTTGTTTTACGAAATGTCACTGACAGCACTTTTCCTTTGATTATTAGCGATGCAGGGGCGGCTACATTTTCTTCAACAATATCTTGTGGTGGTGATGTAACTACAACTGGTCATTTTATCGCAGATACTCATTTTAAGTCGTCAGATGGTAATGCCACTTTATCTGCTACTGGCGGGGGTGGTATATTTTTAAGACCTGACGGTAACACAAATACTGCCAATCAAGTATTTATTGAATCAGGAACAGGCAACGCAACATTCTCAGGCACTATCTCTAGTGGTGTTATTACAAGCACAGGACTTACTGTAAATGCCTCAAGTCCTACAGTAAATATTCTAGGCGCATCTTCAACAGATGCAACCTTAAATATTACAAGTGCGGGAATAACACAGTATGCATTTGTAACTTCTGGGACGGATAGTAGCCTATCAATTAAAAAAGATGGTTCAACAAGATTAAAAATAGACACTACTGGCAACGTCAACATCCCCAACGGCTCGCTTATGATCGGAGCGACTACTGCGCCCTCACATAAGGTTCATATCGAATCTGGTACAACTAATGTTGGAATACAAACAATATCCACAGATGCGGGCGCATACATGGGATTTGAAGATGATAGCACAGGCAATACAGGTTCAAATTCAAATGTATTTATAGGTGCAAATGGAAATAATTTTCTAATTCATACAAACGCCAGCGAGCGTGTTCGTATTGATAGTTCTGGTAACTTGCTTGTTGGGACCACCAATACTACATGGCAAACAGTAGAAGGTTTACGTTATTTCTCTGGTAACTCATTAATTGTCACACGTGATAGCGATGAACCTATGAGCTTGAATCGTCTCTCTGATGATGGAGATTCATTGATTTTAAGGCGTAATGGTACAGCGATAGGAAGTATTGGTACACGAGCAAGTGTGCAGTTATACATTGGACAAGGAAACAGTGCATTGTTGTTCGTGGATTCTACAAATCAACTTTTACCGCATGATATTAGTTCAAACGCACCCACAGATAATGTATTAGATTTAGGTGGATCATCAAATCGCTTCAAAGATTTACATCTATCAGGGTCTATCTCTAGTGGTGCTATTACAAGCACAGGGCTTACTACAAGCGGAACCTTAACTCAATTTAATACTCATAATTCTGCATCTCAACTACTGGGTATAAATATTGTTACAGACGCAGGTTCGACAAGCTATACACATCCTTATTTAGATTTTAGAAGATGGACAGGTGTAAACACTAATCACTACACAGCAAGCATAGAAGTCGCGCCAACAAATGCAGATGCAAACGCGATTGTGTTTATGTCAGACACAAAAAGTACAAACACAAAAGCCACCACTGAGCATATGCGGATTGACTCATCAGGTCGCGTGGGCATAGGTACAGCTAGTCCAGACGCAAAATTAAGAATTGATCAAGATGCAAATACTGTCGCCTTGAAGGTTACTGGCGGGGGTGTGGGTAACCCTATCGCGCAGTTTGTAAGAGATGTAGGTGGTTCAGGAACAGTGAGCATAGGCGCTAGTGGCGGTGATCCACAAATACAGTTTAACCAAGGAGGCAATTTATATTCTATTGGTGTAAATGCAAATATTTTTGAAATTGCAGATAGCGGAACATTAGGAAGCAACACTCGATTTTCGATTGACGGAAGTGGGAACGTTGGTATTGGAGCATCAACCGTAAATGCAAAATTTCACATTTCTGACGCTACAGCACCAACCTTAAGATTGTCAAGAACAGGCACAGGTCAAATTTATCAAATGTCAATTGACTCAAGTGGTCGGTTTTTAATTCAAGAAGCGGCAAGTGAAGGAGGCACAAAAAACACAAGATTTGTCATTGATGATACTGGTGAAATTGGGCTTGGAAAAGCGGCTCCAGAATTTACTCTTGATGTGCTTGGGGGTGCGGGAAGTACTACAGCCCGATTTGCTAACAATGCCGCAGAAGACACTTTAGTGAGAATAATAGCAGGTAATTATCAAACTGATCGAGATGCACGTTTATTTTTAGGGGAAGATAATACTCATGGAATGACATTGGAATATGATGGTGTCGCAAATATTGGATACATTGGGATGAATGATAGTGTTGATCCCACTGGTGCATATTCAAAAAGAATTCAAATGAGCAGAAGCGGAACAGAAGTGGCATTTATGGCGGGGGATGTCGGTATCGGTTTAACGGCTACAGATTCACTTCTACACCTTGAACAAGATGCTGTTGCACTTAGCACTTCAACTTTAGATGACGGGACTGCTGTAGGCTTGCATGTTACCATTCCTGATCAAGCTATATCTGGGACTCCAGGAATTGCAATTGCTCTGGGTATGAATGGTAGAGGAAGATCATATCTTGCAAATATTCATAGTGGTACAAACAAAGATTCTTCTAACTTACTTATTTATACAGAAAATGGAGGGACAATAGGGGAACGTGCGCGCATCGATAGTTCTGGTAACTTGCTCGTAGCAGGGACTAATACTAATCCTGTAGGAAGCAACGTAGTTGGTCATAATTTGGCAAACGATGGAAGAGTTCAACATTCTACAACTGGCAATACTGTGATGAAAACTAACCAAACATCGGATGGGGACATCATTCAATTTAGGGTAGCAGGTTCTCCCGTAGGTAGTATTCAAGTTTTAAACAGCAATAATCTTACTATAGGGGGAACGGTTGCAGATCATGGTGGACTACAATTTGGAACACACTCAATTACTCCGATGGAAGCAGGTGTCGATAGTCAAGGAACGATTGATTTAGGAACTACCAACGCAAAATTTAAAGACTTACATTTAAGCGGTGCTGTCAATGCAGGAACAATCTCTAGTGGTGCTATAACATCCTCTGGAGCTTCATCTGGAAGATATACAGGTTTAGAAGTTGTCAATACTACAAATGCAGGAGGAACAGAAACAGCAATCGGTCTTGGTGTGGTTTCAGCATCAAACAGTGCTTGTGATGTCAAACTTGTAGCAAATCGAGTCGCGGCAAATTCTGGATCAGATTTTTATATAGAACAAACAAATTCTTCAGGTTCTCAACAAGAAACATTGAGAATTACAGAAAATGGGAACCTTGGTCTGGGAACCACATCGCCAGATACAGCAAAACTTGTTGTTCAAGGAGCAGATGCAGGAGATATGCTTCATCTTCATGGGTTAACAGGAACGGATACTCGAGGATTGAAGATTTCCTTATCAAATGAAGGAGCCACAAATCAAGTTGTAAATTATGATTCATTACAAGCTAACGGCAAGCATGTATTTAAAACTGCGGGGACAGAGCGTTTACGCATTACGGATGGCGGAGATATTGGTATTGGAACCACATCGCCAGATACTAAATTCGATCTAACTTCAAGCGGTGTTCATGGATTAATATTAAATCAAGACCTCACTAACTCTTCAGCATCCTCAAGACTGTTTTTAAAAGATTCAACTAGAATAAATACTATTTTAAATCTTAACGGCAATCTTCAATTTAGAACTGGTGCAAACATTGGAAACAGCAGTGGAACTGTAAGGATGCTCATAGATGGCTCCAATGGAAACTTGGCTATTGGACATTCATCGCCTACATCTAAAGTTGATATAAGAGGATCAAGTAACGCAGTGCATAGTAGGGGGCAACTGTATATTGCCAACACTGACACTGCCGCGATAAACAATGGTAGTCAAATTAGTTTAGGTGGCACTTATACAGGTACTAACGATACATTTTTTGCGAGTATTGCAGGTAGAAAAGAAAATGGTACTGATGGGAATTATCAAGGCTATTTACAGTTTGCAACTCGGGCAGATGCGGGGTCAAATACGGAGAGGCTCCGCATCGATAGCCATGGTAAAATTATTGTTAATACTACGTCCGCTTTTACTACGGGGGGAACAGCAAGATTAAGTGTGACTGATTCCTCTGTACTTTTATCAATGGGGCTTTCTAATTCAGATTTAATTTATTTCAGAAGACAATCGACAGGAAAATTTACATGGCAAACTTTTAATGGCTCAAATGATGGTGAAATTCGTTTGCAACCTTATGGTGGTAAAGTTGGAATAGGCACGTCTAATGATAATCTTGATGCAACCCTTCATGTAAAAAATACAAGTTCTGGTAACTTTGTAGAGGGTATTCGTCTTGAAAACTCTGGTGGCGGAGCAGATGAAGGTACTTACATACAATGGGAGGTAGCAAATACCTCTGGATATGGTCCACGAATAGGTGGTAGAAGAGAAAGCACAGGAGGTATCGGACTACATTTTTATACTGGCGAAATAAATGCAACGCCTACCGAAAAAATGAGGCTTGACCATGATGGCAATCTTCTTGTAGCTACAACTTCATTATCAGCGGCAGTAGATGGTTTTAGAGCACAAAATTCAGGACAAACAATAACTACAACTAA